GAGCAAAGAGAATACTCTTTAATTAAAGCTGTTCAAGAAACTGCTCAAGGCAAATTATCAGGTCTTGAGAAAGAAGTTTCTGATCAGATTGCTTCACAAACAGGTAAAGCAGCTAGAGGATTCTATATGCCAACAAATATTGGTTTTGGAAAAAGAGATCAGACAGTAGGCTCAAACTCTGGTGGTGGTTTCTTAAAAGGAACAGATCATCTTGGTAACGAGTTTATTGATGCTCTATACGCAAAGTTAGTCATAGGACAAGCTGGTGCAAGAGTAATGACCGGTTTACAAGGTGATGTAGCTATACCAAAACTATCTGCTTCTGTTACTAACTCAGCTTTTGTTGCTGAAAATGGTGCGCCATCAGAAGGTGCTGCAACATTCGCACAAGTCACTATGTCTCCTAAGACATTAGCTGCTTATGTAGATGTTTCAAGAAGATTGATGCTTCAATCCGACCCATCAGTAGAAGCTGTACTTAGAAACGATGTTATTAATACTTTCGCAAGAAAAATTGATGAAGTTGCTATTGAAGGTGGTTCATCTAATGAACCATCAGGTATTATTGCTTCTTCAACAGGTAATGTTGTGGGTCTTGGCGCAAATGGTGCTGCAGTAGCCTATAGCAATATTGTTGAAATGGTGAGTGCAGTAGAGCAAGATAATGCTATCTTAAATGATGCTTCTTGTAAGTTTATAGGTAATCCAAAAGTTACTTCTAAATTAAGAACTACATCAAAACAAAGTTCTGGTGCTGAAGGTAACTTTATTCTTAATCCTGATAACACTATGCTTGGTTATGACTACCTATCATCTACATTAGTGCCTAGCGACCTTTCAAAAGGTTCAGGTTCTAACTTATCAGCGATGATATTTGGTGACTTTAGTCAGCTAATGCTTGGATTCTGGTCTGGTGTCGATGTTATAGTCGATCCTTATACAGGTTCAACAGCAGCTACAACTAGATTAGCGTTCTTCCAAGACTTAGACATAGCTCTAAGACACGATGATGCTTTCTCAGTATGTAAAGACATTGTTACTACTTAATTAAGTTTTACTTAATTCTAGGGCTACTTCGGTAGCCCTTTTTTTTAGTTCTTTTATTTAGTTATTAATATAAAGTATAAAAAAGTTTACAATTAATTTAGAATGTCGTAATATACTTATATGGAGATATATATGAATAACTTAAATAACAACTACTACAACACTTACTACCAAATTAGTAAGTCTACTGTGCAGTCTTATTTCGATGAATTAAGAGATTGGGAAAAGGCTGAAGAATGTATTAGAGAATTCAATGAGGATTCTGATTACCCATTAAGCGACTTCTGTACACCAGATAAAACATATCAAAGAAAATCAGATATAACTAAATATCTAAAAAAACTATATTTTGATACTTGTGGTCTTAGACTTGAGCCAGTTGAAATCAAAAAAATTGGATGTGAGCTTGATAAAGATTTAAACGATAACAAACATATTCTAGGCACTTGGATTGTAAATCCTAGAGAATACAATATGTGGTTTGACAAAGCCTTACAAAAAAAGGAGACAGCATGAAAAAAGAAATAACTATAAAAGCTGTCATTTTCACAAGAGACAATGGCATAGACAATATTCTTGGTGAAGATTTTATAAATGAATTTGCAACACCAAGAGAGTTGTACGATTTTTGTTACAGACAGAAAGATGCTGGAACAATCAATAACTTCTTTCTGCTCGAATCTGAACCTTTAGCTGGTACTTGTTATGCTGATTACACAGGCAATACTGCTGATGAGTTGTGTGCTGGTGGTAATTTTGCGCAACCTAAATACATAGGTTTAGGCGCTGACCAAGAAGATTTTGTTCTTGAACCTTTAAATAAGGAGATGGGATGGTAGACCAAAGGATCGACAGACTAATCCGTTTATCAGATAGATGTTTTGCCAAAGGGCAAGAAGCGAGAGGAGACAAGTGCTGGGCAGAAGCGCAGCGCTTGGTAATGCAGAGAGACAAATGCCGACACAGCGAGGCGTTTGCTTACATAGTGGGGTATAAGTATGACTAAGCAAGATTTAATCGACATTATTGGTGGCTTATTTTTAGTAGCCATGTGGTCACTAATCATCGTTATGATGTTTGGGTTATGAAAGAATTGAATTAATTCAATAAAATTCGTAGTCTAATAGTTCCCTTTTTATGTATAATAAAATCTATGGATAATAAAACAATTCAATTCGTATTTAATCAAACTTATTACTACCGTGGTAAGAAGTATCAATCTGGCGATGTAATTGATATTTTAGAAAAAGAAAAACCTGAATGGGATAAAGTATCTTTTGGCAATGTATATAAACCTAAAGGAAAGAAGGATAAATAATGGAAGTAGTAGCTACAAGAAAAGTTTGCTATAACGGCACCTGGTATAATTCAGGTGACACTTTTAACTGTAACCCTAAAGACTTCAATGGTTTAGAAGCAGCAGGCGTAGAAGCAGTAAAAGGTAAAAGCAAAGTTAAATTAGATAAAGCAGAAAAGAATATTAAAATAAGATAATGGCATTAGAAACCGCCCAAGATTTAGAAAATTTTTTTGATATTCAAACTCATGGAAAAAGTGCTACAGTTACCATTAATGGTTCAGCTAGCGCGATAAAAGTTATTCACAACCAAGAGTATTTTGATATTCCAGGAGATAGTGTTGATGTTGTAGGAAGTCAACCAATAGTTCATTGTAGAACTTCTGATATTGCAAATATAGATACAAACGACTCTATTGTTATAGATTCAACAACATATAATATTGTTAATATTCAACCAGACAATACTGGAATAACCGTTTTAGTTCTTGAAGACACATGATTTTATATAATGCTACACAACTTTATGAAGCATGGCAATATGATTGCAATATAAGAAAAAATAATAATGAAAATACATTAGAAATTTCAGATTATGAAACTAAATTTATTTGTAATTTAGAATCTATCATTGAAGGTCAGAAAGATGTTGTCTTAGATATTCACATCCCAGATTATATGTTAGAATCAATGTACGAATCTATTGATATTGAATACCAAGGGAGAATACATTAATGATTGAAAAACTTATTGAACCAGTTGCAGGTATTTTAGACAAATTTATTGTTGATAAAGATTTAAAAACAAAACTAGAGCATGAACTTAAAGCAGAATTACATAAAGCCAACATGGCCCAAATTGATGTTAATAAAACTGAAGCAGCGCATAAATCGTTGTTTGTTGCAGGGTGGCGCCCATGCGTTGGCTGGATTTGTGCTTTTGCACTTGCTTATCACTTCATTCTCCAGCCCTTTGCGATCTTTGCGATATCTATCGCAGGCATGTCATATAATCTTCCAGAGTTTGATATAAATTCACTTATGACAGTATTAATGGGTATGTTAGGTTTAGGCGGTTTGAGAACATACGAAAAAGTTAAACAAGTACAAAGAGATAAATAATGCCAAAAAAAACTAAACTCCAGTTTAGTAAAGGTCACGAACCAACAGCAGGTGTTAATGGTAAAAAAACATCGCAAGGTCGGAGGAATTTTGGCAGCTCTACACTTAACAAACATAAACGCAGGTCTTGGAAAAAATATAAAGGTCAAGGCAAATAAGTTACAATAAATTATGGCACATAGAAGACAGCAAATTAGAGAAAGAATTGCTACAACATTAACTGGTTTATCAACAACAGGATCAAATGTTTTTCAATCAAGAGTATACTCTATTGAAAATAATAAATTACCATGCTTATTAATTTATACAAAAGACGAAACGTCAGAACCGATGACAACGAACCCACCAAGATCAGTTGTAAAAATATTAAGCGTTGTTATTGAGGCTTATTGTAAGCAAAATGCTAATTTTGATGATACTATAGATACAATAACTAAAGAAGTAGAAGAAGCTATCTATGGAGATAGATTAATTAATAATTTAGCTAAAGATAGTTTTTTAATATCTACGGAAATAGAGTACAATAAAGAAGGTGATAATCCTATTGGAATAGTCTCCATGACGTTCCAAATTGAGTATCACCATATAGAAGGAAATATAGGATAATATTATGGCAACATTTTCAGGTTCAGCAGGTGTAGTTAAAGCAGGTGGCAATGCTATTGGTGAGATTAGATCATTTACTGTCGACCAAACAGGTGACACAGTAGAAGATACAGCAATGGGCGATGCAGCAAGAAGTTACAAAGCTACGCTTAATACATTCACAGCTTCAGTGGATGCGCTATTCGATGACACAGATACAGCACAAACAGCAATGACTATTGGCGCAAGTCTAGCATTTTTGTTTCAACCAGAAGGCAGTGGGTCAGGCGCATACCAACTATCAGGCACAGGTATTGTTACTGGTATCTCACAAACTCAAAGTTTTGATGGTTTGGTAGAGAGGTCATTTACAGTTCAAGGAACTGGCGCATTAACTATCGGCACAGTCTAGTATTGAAAGCAATAGAACGAGCTAAAGCACATTTTGATAGCTTAGATATCAAAAAAATTAATGTTCCTGAGTGGGGTGAGGACGGTCAATCTCTTCTTATTTATTCAAAACCACTCACCCTCCAGGAAACATCTAAACTTTATCGCATGGCACAAGATGATGATATGGCTATGTTAGCTTACGTTTTAATTTATAAAGCACTTGATGAAAATGGTGAAAAAATATTTTCTTTAGAAGATAAACAGACATTATTAACAAAAGTAGATCGCAATGTCCTTATCAGAGTGTCTAACGAAATCATGGCTGAAAAGTCACCAGACGAAGTAAAAAAAAATTAGCAGAAAATCACAACCTCTATAACCAACTACAGTTAGCCGAGCTTTTAGGTAAATCTCTACATGAGATTCAGCAAATGTCCATAGAAGAATACCAATTATGGTCAGCATACTTTATAATAAAACAAGAACGGACTAAGAATGGCTAACCAAAAATACAAGATTGAATTAACTGCTTTAGATAAAACTAAGAAAGCTTTTGGTTCTGTTAAAAAAGGATTAAGCACTGTTAAGAGTGGTGCTGTAGGTGTTACTAAAGTTCTTGGTGTTGCGACTGTAGCTTTTGCTGCTGCAGCAACAACATTAACATTAGTAGCTAGAAGTTCTTTCGAGTTTGCAGATGCTATCGGTAAAGTTTCAACTAGAACAGGTATAGCAACAGATACAGTTCAAGCCTTTCAAATAGCAGCAGTAGAATCTGGCTCATCCGTTGAGATAGCTAATAAATCATTAGAAAAATTTACTAGATCAGTTGGTGATGCACAAAGAGGTCTTAAAACTCAAGCAGACATATTTAAAGATTTAGGTGTTTCTATAGAAGATGTTAATGGCAACACAAAAACTATGGATGTCTTGTTGCGTGAAGTCTCGGACGGTATAGCAGGACTTAAATCACAATCTGAAAAAGCAACAGTAGCAGCTAACTTGTTTGGTCGTGCTGGTATTCAAGTAGTCGATGTTTTAGATAATGGTGGCGCTGCCTTCGATGCTTATATAGATAAAGCTGAACAGTATGGTTTAATACTTAGTGAAGATGGCATAAGGCAGTCAGAAAAATTTAATGACACACTTGCCTTTATCACTAGACAATTTAAGACTGTTACAGCAGCAATTTCTATAGCTTTCTTACCTATCTTGCAAAACCTAGCCAATACTTTTAAAGAAGTCACAGCAACTACAGTGGTTGGTCAAGATGGTGTGATGAAATTCGGCGAAAGCATAAGGGATGTGGTTTTAAATAGCGTAGATGGGTTTATCAGAGGTATTGCAGATATGTTAGATGGTATTCATCAGTTCCGTTTAGATGTTGCAGATTTAGGCAGAGATATAACTGTTAGCTTCCTAGAATCTGAAAAAGCTATTTTAGAAGCAAAAAGCGCTTTCTTGTTTACAGAAGCAGCTATAACAAAAAATAAAAATGCTATAGAACTACTAAATATGAAAATAAAGGTAGCTAATATGCAATATCAAGACTTTGCAGAAAAAAATAAATCCGGTGGAGATTCAGTCAGAAAGTTTGCAGATGACTTAAAAACTTATTTTATTGACGTTTTAGGAATGAGTCAGGAAGAAGTAAATAATCTGTTAGATAGTTACAGTGGCATGATAAATGGTTTCACAGAAACAGATGTTACCGATATTGGTAAACCACTAGAAAAATTTAGAGATTCTTTAAAAGAAGTTCAAATAGAGTTAGCAAAAGATGGTGCAATTGTTAAAGGTTTCCAAAATGCTGAAGATGCTTTAGTTACTTTTGTTAAAACAGGTGAACTTAGTTTTAAGAAAATGGTAGATAGCTTTATTACTGAACTTATTAGATTACAAATTAGAATGACAATTATTAAACCATTCTTTGAAGCTTTTGAAACTGCTGGTGGTTTAGGTAAAGGTGGTTTAATGGCTGGATTTGGTGCATTGTTTGGTGGTGGTAAAGCTGGTGGTGGTGCAGTTAAAGGTGGCACACCATACATAGTTGGTGAAAAAGGTGCAGAATTATTTGTGCCAAATACTTCAGGACAGATTATTACAAACCAAAATACAGAGGCAATGATGTCAGCACAAGGACAACCAGTAAGTATTAACTTTTCTATACAAGCTACAGATGCAGCAGGGGTTGATGAGATTATAGCTTCAAGAAAAAATCAAATTGTGGCTATGGTTTCACAAGCGATGAATCAAAGAGGTAAGGTGGGATTAGTTTAATGAGTGGTGCATTTCCAACAACTAAAAAGCCTAGAGTGTTTAATTTTGCTTCTAACAGACCAAATACAACAGCCTATACATTAAGTGGTAAAAGGTCAGTAAAGCAGTTTGCAGCGCAATATTTTAGCTTTAGTGTGCAAATGCCACCAATGAAACAATCTGATTTCCAGGCTTTTTATGCTTTTTTG